TCCAAGCCTTCTACTTTAACTTCTAGCGGGCTAATCTTACCCTTAATCATGTTCATTGTCACATTGGCCTCGCGTGAAAAGTTAGCGTCTTCCATTGCATAGAAATATAACTCTTTCAAGAAGCCTAAGTGAGCAGCTTTATCTGCAGCAATAGCTGGTAATTTAGCAGTAAAAAGTTTATTTAGTCTTAGAGCAAGCTTTTTAGCAGTTCTTTTACCACTGATTGCAACTGCTTCAGCAACTAGGGCTTCAAATGCTGGTACTAGGCCAGTCTCACCATAGATGTCTGCCATATACCATTTCTTGTCTGCTTCATCGTATAGATAAACGAACTCAGCACCACCATCATCATTAGCTTTTCTAAGATAGCTATCGATAGCTGATTTTTTACCGGTCATTGGATCTAGATCATCACCATAGAAATTAATCTTATCTGGAGCATCTAAACCTGAATTACCACCTTTAGCGATAACACCGTTTATGTCTTTAGAGTTCTTGTAGTACTTTTTAATTAATGGCAACACGTTCTCTGGATAAGAATCATAGTGTGTATACACTGATTGGATGTTACCCTTCTTATCGATGATACCAAATTGACCTCTTGTACCTTCTAGTAATAGAGCAGATTCTGTTAGAGCGCCCAACTTCTCGTTGAATTTAGGTCTATCTTCTTCTGATAGCTCAGAAATGCTGGCAACTCCAAATTCTGAAAGAAGTTCTTTAAAGCTATTTGCAGCAGCCTCTCTCTTTGTATTTAGTTCTTGTTCTAGTTGAACCTGTGTTTCCTTTGCCTTCTCTGCAGCAAACTGTTCAAATGTTACTAGTTTTTTCATTATATGTTTCTTTATTTTGTTATTACAGTATTATATATCACCCTCAAAGCTAACGTTTTTTATATCGTAGCTGAACTTCTGTTCTTTATAGATCTTCTGTCTGGCTTTAGCATGTCTAATTAGGTAGTTATCCCAGTCTGGCAGGCTAATGTCATCTACAAAATCAATAATATTTACAGAGTCCTTTGAGCTGTGCTGTCTTAGTCCACGGCCAATTGATTGCCTAATGATTACTTCACTCTTAAACGATTCCGTAAAGAAGATGTTGTGAATCTTCTTGATCGAGATACCTGTTGAGAATGTGCCATATGACGCGACAATAACAATCTCTTCGCCTGCTTCCATCTTCTTCTTGTATTCCTCACGGAAATCTTTGTCAGTTCCACCATCAACGTAGTAGACCTTTTTATCGCTCTCCTGTCTAAGCTTCTCATATATCCTCTGGCCATGTTCAATCCTGTGGAAAAGTACAAGGGAATTGCGTGGTATTCTGGAAATAACGTTACAAATAAAGTTGAGCCTGCCCGGCGAGTTAATGATGTAATTTTGTTCAAATTTAAAGACATCTTTGCTTTCATATTTATTAAATGCCATCTCTCTAAAGGCCTCTTTTGTAGATTGCGCTGCATAATCCATCTTAATGATCTTTACATTACACTTTGCAATATGACCTTCATTCTGTAGATAGTTGGCGGTGACCTCTGTGATTACAGGGCCGGTATGCGACATTAAGGTTAATCTGTCTAGAGTTCCTGGTTTTGGAATAGTTCCAGATAGACCGAACCTGTAGTCTGCGTTATTACATTTAGATAGAATGGTTTTAATGGACTGTGACTTAGCTTTATGCGTCTCATCAATGATAACTGCATCAAACTGGTCAAAGTACTCAGCGCTCTTCTTAACAAGCGACTGGTATGTGCCGATCACTACGTTTCTACCGGCTCTAATCTTCTGGCCACTGTAGATTTGTTGTACCTTAATCGATACTCTATTTTGCCAGTTGTAATCTAAAAAGTCTTCGGAAGCCTGGACAACCAGTGAAACGTTAGGCACGATAAAAAGAATCTTCTCGGCCTTTTGTTTTTCTAGCATGTAAGCTACTGTTAAGAATGAGATTAAAGTTTTGCCGGCAGATGTTGCTAGTTCTGCTAGACACCTTCTAAATTTTAAGATATTGAACGCGGCTTCCATCTGATAGTCTCTTGGTGAAATGCCGTCTGGGTGGCCTTCAAAAAAGTTTAGAGCCCAAGCCTCAAAATCTTCTTGTTTGATTGCGCGGTCAAATAGATTAGTAATACCGTTAAGTTTTAGATCATAACTGTACTCCTTTGCGATCTCCATGATTTCGCGCCATAGGCCTGATGGAATCCACTTGTCATCTTTAATATATGAGATATAGCCATCCCAAAGCCCCTTCTTAACTAAAGGGTTAAAACGCCATGACTCAATTCTCTTGTTTAGAGATATGTTGATTTGCTCGAGCTCCATTTCTGATGCCGAGTCTATTCTCAATAATTGTTTGTTATCTGTTAGAGATATTTCCACTTTTTAGCCATGGGTTAATTTACCGTTACAGATCTTTTAGTGCTAATCTGTTTCGGATGGCAAAGCCCATATTATCTAGAGTCTTTACCGATTCTCTTAAAAAGTCAAGTTGATTTTCTAAGTGAGATAGAATCATATTGTCGTCTCTGAGATCAGTCTCAATAAAACGTTCCTTTTGTTTCTCACCTAATTTATAGTCATATTCGTAATATCTTATATATGCCTCTCTATATCTGGTGTTTATCGTAGCCTTCTGCTCTTTAACCTTCATGCTGATATAGGCAATATTGTCAATTAAGATCTGCCTTGTTGAAAGCACCTCAGATATTACCTCCTCCATCTGGTTAATGCTTCTTAAACCATGTGCGAGTTCTTTAATCTTATTAGACCAACTAGTACGTTGTGTGCTTAATTTCTTGTCTAACTCTAGTATTTTTTCTTTACTCATATGGGTTTCTTTAAAATAGAGAACCTTTGTCTCTACTCGGTTTTATATACTTTGAGGTCTTCTGTTTCTTTTTATACTTTGGAGTGCTCATCTTAATATCACTTGACTCAAACTTAATGTCTATTGGTTTAAAGTCAATTAAGAGTTTATAGCCCTTAAATCGATCTCTGTCTCTATAAAAATCGTCTAGTTCGTTGTCAACCATTATTTCATCTATATGTACCATAGATCTAATTCGCTTGATGTGAAATAATCATTAATCTTCTTATGAGCGTCAATCTTAAGCTCGTAACATTTCAACATCAGATCGTTTAGATCCTTTATATCATATGTATCTAGCTTAAAATCTTGCAAGAATTTCTGCCACATAAAAACAGGTCTGCCCTTTTTAAGCTTCTCTATCATCTTCTTCTTACCTGTTTTATCATTGTCAAACATGTATCTGACCGTTGCCATCTCATCAAACTCTTCCGTTGTTCTACCAGCAGTTGCTAGTGCCAGTGAGTTGCGCATAAACTTAGCATCAAGTGGTCCTTCAAAGATTGTAACTGCTCTTTGAAAGTTAAGTTGCATAATACCGAAGAGTGTTGAAGCTTTATTGACTCTAGCTAAAATATCAGGTTCAAGCCCGTGTTCTTTCTTCATCTCTTCATAGAGCTTGCCAATGTCGTATGTTAAATAACGCTGACCATAGCCCTTCATTCTTCTGCTCTGTACACCGATGATATTACCATTAGCGCCAAAGTTCAAGATCCAGAGTTTTTTTGTCTTGTCTGAGTATAGAAATTCTTCGGCTCTATTATGTAAGAGTCTCTCCTTTAGTTTAAACCAGATCCATTCACCTGGTTGAATCTCTTTTGCATGTGCAAACTTCTTAAATTCATCTACAGTTATTGCAATGTCATTAAGCTGCTTTAAAATATCGTGCTTTAGAGTATCTGCTTGTTTAACTTTACTCTTATTGCTTTGGATATAGTCGATAACATTAAAAGTATCTTGACTCTGACCTAGTCTAATACCAAAGTCTTTAGCCATTTTGTGGATGTTTGTATGCTCACCGCAGTTATAACAATGATACTGAAGTGTGTCCCAGTAGAGGTTGCCACGTTTCTTAGTATCGTCATCGTGAGAGTCCCCACAATAAGGACATGCCAGAACTATACGTCCTGGCATGTCTTTGAGTAGTTGCTTATTAGGAGCGGAATGCTCTTGTACAGCTATTTCTTTAAGTGTACTTTTTATTCTCTCCTTTAAGTCATCATTAAGTATGTTAGATGTCGAGGTCATTCAAGAAAGAGTCTAAATCATCATCAGTACTCACATTTGAACTAGCGCTTGATGTAGTAGCTTCAGCTTCTACTGCAACTGGTTCTTCTCTTTTAGGTTCAGCCTTTGGCTTGCTAGTTTTAGCAGCAGGGCTAGTAACCTCTGAAATTGAGTCTCCTGGATTTAGATACATTCTAAGGACATCGTTAACGAACGCTCTAGTTGTTTCATCCCATGCTTGGTAATCATACGTTGCAAGAGAAGGAGCGCCGTCTAATTCTTCTTTAATCTTAGCCATGTTTTCTTTGTTACGCTCAGCTGGAGCATCTCCTAAGATAATAGCTGATTGGCTAGAAGAGAATTTAGATTTGTCATAGTTGTTGTATTCACCTTGTCTCGTGATAATCAACTCGAAGTTCTTACCCTCAAAAAGGTCGAATACTTGTGTTGGTTCACCGAAGTCTGGTTTTAATTCAGCGTCGATCTTTTCTTTGATCTTGTAACCGAACTTGAATACTTTGTAGGTACCATCTAGATCTGGATTCTGTGGATCCTTAATGATCTTGATAAGTGCGTAGTATTGTTGACGACGCTTAAGCTTTTCAGAAGCTTTACGGTCAACTGCAGAATCACTTTTACGCAATTTCCAAAATACGTCTGCAATAGGACATTTCTCACCAATTGAACTTGGAGAGTCTACCAATTTACCTTCACCAGATGAGTTAGTCAACCAGTGTACGTACTTTTGAATAAGAGAGTTGCGTGGATTCTCTGGATTAGGAACAAAACGAATTAACGCCTTATAGGTTCCATCTTTACCATCGTCTGCAGATGGCTTGTAAACTTCATTTCCTGAAGTTGCTGTTGTGGGCTGGTGCGTTTCTACGTCTTCTACGCCCAAATTGAAAATGTCAAAATTCTCGCTCATTGTTCTTTAATTTACTTTTAAATTGTTTAGTTATCTTGAAATTACTTTCAAACCTTATAGTTGCAATTAGTCTATTGTTTCATGACTTCTTAAAAAAAGAGTACTGTATGTCGGTTCCGTTCGTCCTTTTAATCTTTAGCAGTTTAGCCTTGTGTGTTGGCTCTTAATACTCAGTTTATGTGAGCAAGCCGTGTAACACCATTTCTTTTGGACGCTATATTGGAAGCGTTTACAATACTAGATTCTAATGTGTCTATAACATAGAATGTTTGCACATATTATATATCTGTGTTTAGTATTGTTTCAGACTGCTGCCCAGAAAACTTTTTTGAAGTTTTTTGAATTAAGTTGGAACAATTCCCCAGGCCTTGCATATAAGTAATGTCTTTACGGGGAGAGATAAGGTTAGTCAGGGGCTGAAGCGCCGCTAGCGATCATCGCAGCTAAGAAGAAAGCGTCGACAAGGTCATCAACCGGTTTAGGTATTTTAGCCCCACACTCAAGTTCACAGATCTTTTGGTAGAATGGGCTTTTAAGCAGAGACTGGTCATCGATCGAGTTGTTGACAAAGGCTTCGAAGACTTGACTCTTATTCATATTGCCTTTACCAGCGAACTTCTTAATCGAGGTTGGAGCAACCGTCAATAAATCTTCTGGCTGCAGAGTCTTCAACATCTTAAGTTTTAAGATAGCAGCACCGGCTGCCATATCGACCATATTATTAGTGCCCATCTTAGAACCATAGCTTGTACCTTCAAATGCAATAGTAAATGAATCTCCTGGAAAGGACTCCTGTAGGATTAAATTAATAATCTCATCCGCCATCCTGTCATAGCGCTTTACTTTAGCAAGTTCAGAGCCTGAGAATTTCTCATCGTTAGTAAAATCTGGCTGAGTAACAATAGTTACATCCTTTAAGAGTGCAAGCTCTTCTTGAAGTGCCTGTTCTTTTTTTGTACCTGTGTTAGGTTTAAGGTATGCGATAAATTTATACTTCTTACTCTTATCATTGTAGAGGCATATGCCCGGTGAATTCAGCGAGAAGTCAATTGCGATATAGTTCATTTATATTCTTTTGCCAAGACTAGCACCTAGAGCAGCACCAACAAGTCTTGAGGTTAATAGATCATAGAGAATACCTTTATCTACACCAAGTACTTTAGCAATCATCTTGCCAACTGATTTGCCTAGTGCAAAGCCAGTTAGACCGCCTATAATGCTACCAAGCAGACCTTCATTAGTAATCTCTTCATTTAATGACTCAAGTGCATTCAAGTCTAAGTTACCATCAGCATCTGAATACTTCTCTAAAAAAGCGTCGATCGCAGCATCAACCTTTGCCTCTAATTCTGGAGTCCACTCTTCATGCAAACCCTCTTTAATTAGTTCCATGTCGGTTTCTGTCACATGTTCTTCAACTAAGTACTTGTTAAATGTTTTCATTATGTTATTTATTCTATTTCTAGTCTTAGGTTTAATCTGTTGTAGAAGAAAGTTACCTCGAAGGTGCTAAATTCTGCTACGTTGTCCGCCATGCTTAAACTTAGTTCGTTAATTGAGTTCATAATAACTCTTTCAAACTGCATATAAGCAACACTGCTTCCTTCTGAATCTAAGATCCTTAGAGTCAATGGTTGAATATAAGGCTCTTTTGTGGTTCTTGCATAATAATAAAGCAAGGTGTCCATCATAATCCAGTAGTTTATATATCCATCTAGTAACTGGAAGGTCACTGTAAACTGACGTTCGACTGTATTCTGAATTGGAATAGCACCTCTATGATACCTAGTTGTTCCATCATTATCAGCCTGTGTTGTTGGGTCAAAACTCACACCAGGTATACTTAAACCCTGAATTGAATAGTTTACGAAATCCACAGGCTCTGCTAATAAATTACCTGGAATCTTATTAAGATAGGGCTTGTATTTCGCAGCAACTTCTTCTGGGATAAACTTTCTTGGAAAGCGAAAGTCAAATAGGTTATTTCTACTGTTTAAAATCATATTAGCCTGCTCTGTAAGCCTCTTGATACCGACCCGCCGCCTGTTCTGTAAGTACCGAAAGTTAACATTGTCTCCTCGTTGCCGTTGTCTAGCGAAACATAGAACTTACCTCTTTGTTTACCGTTAATAATCTTAGCGTTGCCCTCATCAATCTTAAAGAGAACTTCACCTTCAATCATTTCAATATCTTTATGTGAGTAATGGTTGAACTTAAGAGCCTTATCTCCGCTGCCTATAGTTAGCACCACATTCTCAACGTTATTCAATGCTATATACTCTAGATCATCACCCTTCTTCTTAGCAAACTTAAACTTAATGTAAGTTGTAAATGGTGGTATATCAATTCTAGTCTGACCGTTGTTTACGTAATTTACAGCTTCAACATCTTCAATCTCGAATGAGTTTGGATTTGATAAGCTTGGCTGAACCTGTACTGGAGCCGAAGAAGTAACAACATTATGTCTTTCGACAAGAGCTATAACTTGCTTAGTGCTTCTAGGTAGAGCATTAGTCAAAACATCTTTAATAATTCTATTGGGAGTTGTGTTCGGAAGTATATTGTAGATTTCACTCAACTTGTTAACAGAGCTAATCGTTACCTTCTGTAGAGTCTTACCATATTTAGCAGCTTGTGGCACTGTTAAACTTGCCTTTTTAACAATCTGTGTATTATCGGTCTGATTATAGATTCTCATTGTCACATCAATCGAGAAGTTAACAGCAGTATTTGCGTTCTGGATAATTGGACGATAAAGTATTGGCGTATCAAAATCCTCGTATTGTGTAAAAGAGGCACTAGCTGTTCTAATGTTAGAAACACCAACTTGCTCAAAAACTTCAATGTCATAAAAGACTGAAATATCGTCCTGACTTGTTCTAATTCTATTTAAGATATAACCTTCAAAGTTAGAAGCCGAGTTATCTTTCTCACCGTAAATCTTAAAATAATCTCCATCGATAGCATCTTCAACTACAACTGTAAAGTCCTGGAATTCATCTTCTCTAGAGATAGTAAACTTATTTTCTTCACCAGTGTAGATATAATCAAAACCAGCTTCTGCTGAAAGCTGGTCAATCAGCTTAAAGTTAATACCATAGTTAGCGGTCTGTGAAACATTAGATGAGAATGCTGTACCATCACCATAGAATCTATCTAAAAACTCTTGATTCTGTTGAACTAGTGTTGGAATCTTAACCTCAATGAACTTAGAATATAGAGTCTCACCAAGTATAAATGGCTTTGGATTCGCATACTCGTAGTTGCTATGGTTTAAATAAACCAACTGTGTTAAGTAATTCTTTACACCGTTTGTTCTATCAGCCGTAATCTCAAAAAGAAAACCCTCATAGCCTCTTGCAGCAAAAGAATAACCGCTTCTTAAGTGCAATCTAACAGTATCATACTTAATATAGTTGATAGCAAGCGTATTCGCCGCTTGGTTAGCCACCAGTTGCGCTGAGTTTGATCCAGTCCAGTTGGTTGAGTTGTTTATATAGTTGTACTTTTCGTAAGCCCCAGTTGAATCATAACCAATCAGAGCATACTTTGTCTTGTCGTTTAAGTGTTGAACCACATGGTATCTACCTATAGTCTGATTAATATCATTGCCGGTATCTTCATCTGGATTAGAGAAGAGCGGGTTAGCTCTACGATCTATTGTAATCTTACCACCAACTCTATTAGGGTAGATATATTCTGTTTGACCATCTGTGTTTGGCGTAAATGTAAGTACATTAGCTACAGCATCAAAACTCTTAATACCAAAGCTTCCAACAATATTAAAGTCTGCTGGATTAGTTAAGGCATTTACGTTAAATTTATAAGTCTTACCGTTTTGTAACAGTAGAGTTCTAGCAGCAAAGCCTTCAACTGCGATATAAGCTCCATCATCAGTTACGTCGAAGTTAACAACGTCGCCACCAAGTTCAGAGATTAAGTGTCTTTGAGCAAAAGGATTGCCTTGCTCTATATCCAAGAACATAACCTCAGAGCCATTATCATCCACCTCAATCTCATAGTCGTTTGGATTCGACTGATCGTGGTAGATGAACTCTAAAAGTACATCGTCGTCTATTCTAAAATATCTTGATGATTGTGCCATATTAAAATCTTAACCATTTAGGGGACCAGAAGAGACCTACGCCTAAGCTTGGTCCATAACTAATCACCTGGTTGTTATTTAAGTTTATGCCGTACCCGATTCCAAAACCAACAGACCATCCTGCAGTTTTTTTATTACGTTGGTTCAGCTTAGTATTTATCAGGTTTATATTCTCAATGTCTGTTATAGTTAAACCTGGATAGCTTGTTGAAATCTTAATTTCATCTTGACCATCTACATTCTCAATTGCGGCAAAAAGACTCATCTCTTGTGAAATAGAAAAGTTAGGGTCTCTGTACAATATGTGATTACTATCTCTATAAACATACATGCTACCTTGTAGAAGTCTTGTATTACCATTCCCAAAATCATCAAACTTATTAAATTCAACTAGATCTGTTAATGAGTCAATTTTAGTAACTGAAAGATCAGCTAACAAGCTATCTTTAATTTTAATTTCTGCAGAAAGCAGAGTGTTTATCTTCTCTAAATCTTTGGTAAGACCTAAAGCTTTACGGTATCTTTTAATTAAAGCCTCTTGTTCATCTTCTAGATTTGCAATATCAAACTCATAGCTTTTAATAGTCGAAACCACATTGCCATTATCCAACTCTAAAACACGAATGCTGTCTTGTGCTGCCTTATAGTTGTTAAAGCTACGACTAGCACTTTCTTCTGTTTGTACCAGCTCTTGTTTTAAATTAGAGATCTGGTTACATTGCCTTAACATAAAGAGCATAAGAAGGGCTCCTCCGATAAAAGCAAGTGTCTTTGTATCTAGATTCTTAAAGAAGTTGTATATTTTAAGTAGATAAATCATATGTTATGATGTCGATTGTTGTGTGTTTGGTTGATTTTCTGTATATGTTGTATATGAATCTGCACCTAGGTCATATGAATTTTCATCAACAGGCATACTAAAGTTATAATCTATTGTTATTATAGGTGTTGTGGTGTCTGTAGTAATAAGATCATCAATATCTAGATAGTTAGCACTAACACCATCTTCTGTTTCAACACCTGCTAATACACCAGATTCATCATCTGCTTCTACGATATTAAATACATTCATACCTGGGAAGATAACACCAAAATATCTTTTAGTCAGCCCGGAAGAAGCGCCACTAGCATCATGTGGGTTAATAGCGATAGGAAAAACGACACGTTCTTGTGTTAAAGCACTTACGTAAGGGAAGTGGTCTACACCACCTATTTTAAATCCGGCCCTTCTAGAAGGGGAGTCTACACTAGAACTGCTTGTCTGCCCGGAAAGATTAATATCAGTACCATTTAAACTAGCCTGTAATATTGGTCTAGCATACATGTCAATACGACCCCATACATTAACTATATGTCCAACCTTTACATAAGACATTCTTGTAGTATTCTGATTTATAATAACCGCAACGTTTTTTCTAGAATATCCAGTACCTGTTGAATTGTTAAATGCATGAGCTATAATAACATCGTTGCTATACCTATCATTAGCAGTAGTCGTAACGCTAGTCATCGGCGTGCCGGTAAAAGCCGCCACATCATACTGTAGAGTACTTCCTCTATAAAAATAATCAACTAGAGTTCTATTAGCAACGGCAGCTCCATTGTTTTGTGCTGCCACTTGGCTAGTACCTGGCGTACCAGTGTTCTGTTTTACTCTTAAGCCTTTATCATTAGCTACTAGAATATCATCAGCCGCGTAAATTACATTTTTATATGTAAAGGTACGGTTTAAATTTGTTGCACCATCTGCTACTGTCTCACCAATCGTACCAACTATATCTTTAATATAAGTACTATTGCCGGTATCTTCACCAACACTTATTGTAAGTACATTTTCAGTACCATCATTTGCATCATAATCAGGTGAGATAAAAGTATCTCCATCTGCATCTACTAAAGTGCCTAATGGCTTCCAGTAATTACCATCTGGGTGTGGCATGAAGGCTTCTGGTGAGCCCAGATTACCATCAAAACCAACATCAAGATTAGAGTTATATCTAATCATACCAAGAGCACCTGTTGGCCTCTGTGCCGTTGTGCCTATTGGTATCTTAACATAACCACCGCTATTACCCTCTATTGTTAAATCACCACGTACAAATGTATTGTTAAATCTAACATCAAGTTTAGCAGTAGAAGTAGAACCAAGCGGTCCTAAAGCAATATCATTATTACCAGCATCTACGTTTATAACGCCACTTGATGTTAAATTAAGGGCATCCGCACCGTTAATTAAGACCTCATTTTTTATGTTGATTTCAAAATTAACATCGTTGCTACTTCCAATATCATGTGTTATTTTGTAAGTGTCAACTCCAGATAGTGTAGTAGAGCTAAAGTTTACCTTAGATGTAGTGCCATTTAAAAGGCTAGCAAAATTGCTATAGGGTGTATTACCATCAGGTATAACTATATTAAGCCATGCGTTTGGATTAACAATACCATCCGATGTGCCGTCTGTATAACCAGCATCTCCTAAAATAATAGAAGCAGGCTCTGTGTCATCATCATCTTTTTTAGGTTTTAATATACTTGTGGCTGTTGTAGAAGTATGGTCCACTCTACCCCAGTTGTTAACGTCAGCACCAGTAGCTCCAGTATCACCCTTTACACCGATATCACCTTTTTCACCTTTAGTTCCTGTACTACCAACTCCACCAAGTTCACCTTTCTGACCTTTAATACCAATTGGGCCACCACCATTAGCAACAAGCTGATCAAAGTTGTAATTAGTTTTGTCAACCCTGATAGAATCGCTATCTGTTGTTAGTATCTCTTTTATATTGATTGCCATGTTAGGACTGTATTTTTATCATAGGTCGTATATCGTAAGAATAGCCTAGTCTTTTGTTATATATCAGCCTGAAGTTTAACGGCATATCTCCATGTAGTCTGTAAGTAAAACTTTGATCCTGTGTAAAACCACCGTTGTCCAATAAATCTATATTGGCCGTGCTTAATATATTAGACTGAGCACCTTTAAACCTTCTAATCCATAGATCAATCTGGTCAATTGTAAAAGCTTGAATTAAGTTTTTGTTTACATAATCCTGCATGTCATCACTTAACGTTGTTTTATCACCAATTGACTTACTAGGGTCAATGAATTGACTTAACGTATTTAAGGCTCCTAGGTCACTTAGCTTTTTATAAACAACATCATTCATATAAAAGTCGGCTATTAAAACCTGTTTGTCTTCATAGAGCACAACATCATTATCGTTGTTATTAGTTCTTAAAATATCATCAAGTTCTTCTTCAGAATTAACTCTCTGTAGAGAGAACTCTGTTAAAAAGTAAGCATCATTTAACTTCATAGTGGTAGATCCTAGATAAGATCTTTCTTCAGCTGTGTCAAAAGTACCAGGTACTTTAACAGTGTTACCGCCGGCAAGTGATCTGGTATAGTAACCATCTTCCCACGAAGACATAAATACATTAACGTCTTTGTAATCAATCGCTATTTCATCAATTAGAGGATAAACAGGCAAGAAGTCACCACCTTTAGTTAGTTTAAGAACACCATTTGGATTAATCTCATTTACCTTGTGGTAGTAATGGTTCTTAATTTTACCCCATCCTAGGTCATGTGTACCTGCTTGTGGCACTATGCTTTCGCCGCTAGTAATACCTAACACATTAGAATCTTTGATAAAGCCAATGTTGAAAGCAACACCACATCTATTAAATTTATTATAGTATGATTTAGCTATGTTAATCTCAGTTGAGCTAGTTAAGCTATGTTTGTATAAAGGTCTTTCAAAGCCGGCTTCAAATAAATCCAGAGTAGAGTGCTTTCTATTAGTTTTAAAATGCGTGTAAATATCAGTAAACGTAACCACGGGCTCTAGGTCAATTGTGTAGTCACCTGAATGTCTAACCATAAAGTTAAAGTACTCATTTGTTCTAACTATATTGTAACCTATAATCTTTTTTGATTTAGCATAAACATCTAGATAGTTTGCATTTCCACCTGAAAGTTTAGCAGTTACATCGCTGCTCAGCAGTTTATAACTCTTAGGCTTTTGAAAATCTTCGACAACTCCCAGATCAACCTTTTTAACGATCTCTTTACCGTCTAAAAAGTTAATAGTAAATTGATTATTATTTACAGTACCATCAACTTCAATAGTAGTATATGTAATCTGATCGTCATTCTTATTTAAAATAGAAGCTACATTACCAGCAGCTAATTCATTCAATATTAATTCTTGTGAACCGAAACCGCCACTGATATAAGTATATGTTGCATTTTTTAAATCAGTGATGTTCAAACCTACTGTATCTAGATAATAGTCCGTATCAGTACTAACACCACCAACTTTAGTAGGACGCTCCTGTATTAACAATTCACGATCTGATTCTACTGAAAGAATTTTAGCCTCATAAAGACCAATAACACCCAAGTCTATATGTAATCTATTGTAAGTACCAGTTTCATTCTTAGAGATTTGTGTTTTAAAATTAGGTTCACTGCCGTCATTATGTGTAATTCCATAAACTCTATAAGGTCCTTGCCCCACAAAGCTAATAGATTTAAGATCAAGAGCACCTGCTGTTACAATATCAGCAAGCTCGTATTTTCCAGTAGTTGCATTAAACACTAGTTGGTGTTTAAGCTCATATAGTAGCTTTCTATTTAGATCAGAAGCCCATATATCACCGGTATTAAGTGTAATGTAAAAGATTACAAACTTAAACTTTTTGTTCTGAATAACTTCATACTCTACTGAATTGCTGCTCGCTTGGTTGTTAATCTTTAACATTACGCTAAACTTATAACCATTAAACTCTGTGTTCTTAACAAATTCGGAAGCAACTCTATTAGTAAATTCTTTTCTCTTTTTAAATACCACGTTTAATCCTTTAAATATAGTATTAGCAAAAGTCTCAGATGAACCGTTGTCAATTAGAGTATATTTCTTGTGCATGTTCGCTTTAACAAACGAGTTAATATTAAAAAGAGTCGTGTCTCTAGAAAGAGGGTCTTCATTATAAAGATCAATTTCGTGACCTTCACCAACCATAAACATATTAAAGTAGTCTCTATCAATTCTTTTAAATTGAGATTTAGTTAAGTCAAAACCTTTAATAAAATTAACATAGCTAAACGTATCGTTAACTTGCCAGAACCTTAAATAGTCAGGTATGTTTTCAATATAAAACCATTCATGTGTAAAAGCCTTTCGATCTCTATTAGTAACTTCTAAGTCTGGAGCGAAATTTGTTCTACCAAAGGCGCTATATGCATTCAGATGATATGGCTCTTCCCTTACAGTCGTGCCGTTTTTAAGAACCCATTTATTAACATTAGGTACAACTCTAGATCCAATAGCGAATTCTTTAACTTCATTTTCACTTAGTCTGTCATACTCACTTGTTATTAAATCAACATCAACATCGTCTACTGTCTCATTTGTAAGTAGTGGCTGTAGATTAGCAAAATATCGATCAGGTTCAATCTCATAATCACTTGAAAGTATATCTGTTAATGAAAGGTCATTTGCACCAACATTAATATTCTTAGTATCATCATAAGGCTCGTATATAATCTGATCTGTGGTTTCATGCTTTAATTCTTTAAGGTCAGAATTGCTTGTGTCATGAAAGTCAAAATCCATGTCGTAAATAGAATAAGCAGAGAATAATCCCAATGTTAGGTTTCTTTCTGCAAATACTCTAACCTCACCGTCACTGATTGAGTTCTCAAGATTTAAGATAACCTTTAGGTATTCACCATTAGGGTCCTTAATATTCTCAACTATATCAACCACTTTATTATAACGATCACGATATGCAGTTGGTAAATAATCACCAACATTCAATATTGGAGCAGTCTCCTTGTTAACTAAAACACTTTTATTAGTTGTATTTCCACCTTTAAAGAAATATGGATCCCATGATGAGATAGCAATAGAACTCAAATCTAATTCATTATTTAGATCTTTATTAATAGCTTCAAATTCTAAAAATTGAGTGGAGTTACTAACATATACTAGCAATGCATGCTGTAGCAGCTTGTAACCTGGTATTTTAATGCTTATATAAATGTCATTACCTATATTAAAGGCATCAAAATCACCTCTACTTTTAATCAGTTTAGTTAGTGCAATAGCAACATCTCCAGAATCACCTGCTGTAGAAAAATACTGCCCTTTAAATGTACCTCTTGGTAGATAGTTAGCGCTTAGCGGATCTGAATCAGCCGCGTAATAAGATCTATTCGGTATCTCTACGTTTGTGTAAATCTCAACTCTGTTTAAAATACAGCCGTTTGAAATAGTAACGGAAGGAGAGAGGTTTAACAAATTAGACTTCTTTTCTGTCAGTATAAAACTAGCCTTACCGTTTAAAGAGTTGGTCTCAAGGCTATAAACGTTAGAGAATGGTGTTGTGTAAGCTAATTCTAGATTAGCGATAGCAGTGGCCTGATCAGCACCTGTATTAAATAGAATAGTATTACCAACAGAGTCTTCTATCTCAATATCAACGTTGGCTATAAATTTAATAAATGTAAATCTATAAGATTCATTCTTAACATTAATTAAAGCAATTCTATCGTTATAAACAGGCGCATCAACAACTTTAACTTTCATAAAATCAAAGCCAGCAGCTGGATCGGTCTTCATGTCTATCGACTCGTCTTTATACTTAATACCTAATTGAGCTGGAATCTTGTTTAAAGGGTCAACTACTCTAACTTCAAGTCTTGAGTGGTCATAAGCTACATTATTATCAATACGGTAATAATTATCACCAGCACGAGCATATGCCAATACTGGCATTGCGTTTAACATTTTATATGAAGGTATTGCAGCATAGCTCAACGCAGAACTCATATTAGAGTTAACGCTTTTAAACATAATATTGCCGTTAGTTACTGAAGAAACATCACCACTTCCAGTCTCTATGTCGTCTACATAAACGCCAATATATCGATTCACAGAATACGTAGAAGCCTCAGGGTCATCAAATAAGAATTCCATGTTAATGATATTAGCATCAACCATATTGTTCCTTCTAAAGCCATCTGTGATAAAATCATTAGCAGCTATCATCGGCTTATCCTTTAAGATAAAGTCGCTATGTATATACTCAGCCTTTTTTGTAAAACCACCTTTAATTAAGTCAATTCCATTGAACGTAGTCTTCTCATTCTCTTCGAAAGAGAACGTTACAGGCGCCTTTGGAAAGGACTGATCTTGAACATAGTTTCTAAGATACTTACCGATATTACTATCTTTAGTTAAGTCAAATACTTTAACAATATCTGAGTTATTAATTAATCTTCTAATTCTTTCCTCATTACCTGTAGAGGTATCTGCTAGATTAATTCCAGGCTTAGGGTCCTTAATCCTATAGATAACAAACTTTTTAGGCATGTTTAAATCTACATAGATCGGAGCAAACATTCTAAACTCTTCATCATAGAGCTTTGAATAATTAAGCGTTGTACCGTATTGGTAATCCTCTTCAATCTGCTTTTCATACTCTGAGTAAACAGAGAAGTCAGAATCTCTTCTTTTTGTTGTATATGCTATCTCTAGTGGTGTTTTATTCTTAGTGTAAAATCTTGTTAGATCATAAGCATAAGAACCTTTAGGATTAATAGGAAACTTTTTATAATCGGCAGAAGCTAAAACATCCGTTGCGTCAATAGAGTCAAGGTAAAGTTCGTCCTTAGAATTAACTACAAGTTTAACGTTTGTTGTTAACTTTGGATTAGTTCTTAAGAGAGGTTTAGCTACATTATCTAACTTTGCGTTTCTTTCAACTTCAAAGTTAGGGCCTAAACCAGTTGGTGCTGGAATACCAGTTTCGCCAAATTCATATTTTACAGAATTAGTATTAGCTATACAGTCACAACATGTTTGGAAGATAAGCATTTCTACGTTATCACCTATTCCTAAATCACTAAGATCTGACTCTAATACAGCATCATAGTCTTCGCTACTTGCTTTCACTAAACCAACAGCCTCTTCTAAATTTTCAGCTACAATAGTGTGTTTAAGTGAAACACAAATCAGTTCAGTACCTGTAGAAATTACAGGATAGTTATTAGTAATTAGCGTTGTAATAAAATCACTCATGAAATTTGCCTCAACTGCAAAATGTCTACCATCAACTACATACATTTCGAATTGACCGCTCTTAGGTGAACATGCCCAGAATGCATAAAAAGATTTGTTAGCAAACGGATTAGAGCTTTGTATTACATATGTGGCTGAACCAGCAGGTCTCTCGTATGCCGCACATGAGTAATATTGTGTAATATTAGGACTCTGTGTTCTATTTCCAGAATCATCTAGACCAAACCATGTCGGTTGTCCTGTATCACCCGGTAAGAACTCGAGCATAGTATTATCATCTCCTGACTCATCATAGATACCAAATGGTATTAATTCAGGTTCTAACGCAAGCTCTGCACCTTCTGCTGTTCTGTAAAGTAGAACACCAGCGTTAACAAGCGTAAGTACGCTAAAATAAAGCTCTTCTGAATAATAGTAGTATGTTTGTACATTACTACTGTCGTTACAACACCACTGCTCTATTGAACCTGCATTACGGTCTGTATATAGATCAATTGAAAAAACTACAGGTTCGGGTATTGGTGAACATTGACCCGCTAACTCTTTTAACCATTCAGATTTAAAAGAATCATTAAACCAATAATAAAAATTTAAAGTATCAAACTCTCTAAAAAAAGATGTAGGAGGTATACCTAATAGATTTGGGTTTAAACCAGCACCATAATCTTGAGCAAATTGACTCTTGATAAAAATAGGTATATTTCCAGCGGAAATCTGTGTTAAGCTTAAAGGACCTGTATTTGACCAGTAAAAAAAATTACTAAATAGTAATACACCAGGATCCGGTATTGATTGACAAAGATCTCCTGCCTCTCGAGCTAAAGTTAATTTAATTTGATAAACACCAGGTGTACCACTTGTACCTGAAGTACCACTTGTACCACTTGTACCTGAAGTACCTCCAGTTGCGCCGCATGTTGTATAGCTATCATTAGCATTTTGACCTTGTTGCCATGCGGAATTTAACCATAGAAATACATCAACGTTTAAACTTGAATTAGGAAATTCAGCATCTGCCCACCAGCCATCAGGTATAACCTGTGAAAGATCAGTGTCAGTAAATAAACCTAAACCATTAGATACTGCTTGTGTAAGTGTAAGTGTAGAAGGTATAACCCCACCCCGTCTATCATAATATAAATCAACCTGCACCGAAGGCACATCAACATAACATGGATCTGTATTTTCTGCAGGTAAACCTGGGTCTATGCTTTGTGGGTCTTTGTACCAAGCAGAAATAGTACCATAGTTAACAGGGCTACAGTCAGTCTGACTAACCCACTGCTCTGCATTTAAATCCCACGTATAAGCAGTAACCTGATTAGAACCCGGGAATGCCTCTTCAGCATAATAACCACTTGGTAAATTATTTGTTAAAGTATTATCACTGTAAATAACAAATTGCGAGGTTACAACCTGCGCAAGATCAGCGATACCTGTTGATTGGTCATCGTACCACGCAGTAACCTGCGTGCCAGTACCACCAGTACATGGGTTTGAAACTGAAGTACTTTTATAATATAGGTTAATAGATACTATTGCCATCTAATGCTTGTTTCTTTTTTATATAGCTCTTGCAATCTATATATCATAGACCCAAACACCAATAAAAATACAGCTAATTAAAGAGTAAAGCCCAGCGGCGATATTGGCGACGCTGCAGATACACCGTTACCTACGTTAGTATTCGCAACTAGTTGTGCAGCCTTGATCGAGTTAATGTTACTTCCTTTTGCAGAGTACTTAGCAAAAACCTCTAGGTCAAAAGAAAATTGCTCATCAGCCTCATCAAAAATATCTAGACCAATCTTCTTAGAGTATGTTAAGTTAGATATACTAGAACCCTGAAGACCTCCGATATTACCTACATCTGTTGTAGCATCATTACCAGCATAATCAGTCATTCTATATTGGAAGACAATATCTACTGTGATTGCATTTCGATCGCCTTGGCTTAAATATTTTCTAGAAAGATCATTATCACCATCAATCGAGAGTGATGATATATTAATCGGAGACATAAACAAGAATGCACCACAAGAACGACCACCTAATAAGTACTGGTCATTGCTATCAAAAGACATTTTAAAAGTTCTTCTGTCAGCCTGGATCATATCGTTAGTATCTCTAAAGCCTAATTGTTTTAAAGCAAAACTACTTAAACCTTTATGTGTTGTTGTTAAAGCACCATTAGGAATATTTGCAGTAATTGGCATTGTATAGATAGCACTATCTACGATTGCCTGTAGAGCCTGATTTTGTTCAGTGTCCTGTACGTCATTAACGTCATCAGCTGCCTGTGGATATGTTGACTTAAAGAAAGTTTCAATATCCGGATGGTCTTTATGTAGATAAATCCCGTTGTTGTATTGTTGTGTTGTTACACTGCTTGTACAGTCAACTGCTTCAGGGTCATAACCGCCCCATTCTTGCCAGTCAATATTTGCATTTTGGTTTTGCGTTTGGTTTTGCGTAGACCAGTATCTACCGAAAGAACCTGCCCAAATAAAGTTTGAACCATCAGCGTCACCATCTGCTGTCAAGAAAGACGCATCACCACCTTCAAATGAAGCATAGTTTAAGCTATGTTCATAGAAGCTAAAGTTAATACTGCTAATGTTTTTTCGACTAGTAACAGCGTTAACAGCATATAATGCCTGTACATTTGCGATGTCCATATATCTAGAGTAGATAAACTGACCTCTTCTTTGAGCTGATTGGTACGGAGCTGGTTGTAGTAAATCATATGATGTCAGTTCCGTTCCAGTTAAGTTTTGATACTGAACAGGAGCAACATCATATTTACCTTTACTTGTGTAATAAATATCGGAAACTATTTTATCATCTACTTCAGCAAGTCCTTGGTCGTTAGATGTGTTACCAAAACCATTAATACCTATGCTAGCCGCATTAGTAGAAGATCTATATGCTGGCTTTGTTCTCTCACCTGAAATTCTTGAAATTAATTCAAGCTGTGTAGCTTTAGTATTTTCTAGAAGTAGTTTAAAGGTCTTAGTAACAATATGTCCTTTCTTAATTGAGATTTCAGCAACCTCATCTACATAGTAACCCGCAAAGATCTTGTTATTAGTATTCTTATTAATAACAGTAACTGTTCCGTCCTCAGCTACAAGTTTGACTAGAAGTTCACCTTTAGCGTTTTCAATCTGCTGTTGTAATGCTTCAATTTTTTGTTGTAGTTCAGCTAATTTATCAAAGACAGAAATAGGTTTCTGTTCTGGTGATAAAAAGCCCGAAGCTAGATTAGTCGCAGTATGCGCATAATACCTCTCGTTAGCTGTAAATGAATCGCCAACGTGTGTGTAAACGCCCTGTGAGTTAAGTTCATCATTAATACGTACTGTTGCAAGTTCAGTTGCGTTAAGTTCAACAATATCTTGTAGATCTGTTGTGTCTAGTTCAGCATCTGGAAAAGCAATTGTAACTGGAGTTGACCAGTCTGACATAATTGGGTTTGCTGGGTAACCAGCCTCTGAAACCGATTTAATTCTAAACTCAACAACTTCACCTTGTTGGATTGGAATATCTAACTGGTTAAAGTTAACCTTTTGGCCGTCTTCAATCAGTGAATCTTGCCATACAAACTTTCCACTTACTGGATCTTTAGCTCTGTCTCTAACTGGTGTTTTAACTTCATTCCAGTTTGAGAAGACTGCTGTTTTCTCTCTAGCATCTTCGGTAAATGTCAACTGAGAAACTTCAGGTGCTTTACCGCTAGTTGAAAGGTATCTGTATTGTACAACAAACTGTACAACTCTCTGATCTGTTGTCGAAGCAACTTTTTTATTAGCTGGAATAGCCCAAAAACCTCTGATCCTAAACTTAGGAGTTACGTTAGTAACATTAGTGTCCGATGAAAGATTCTGGATCTGGTTAACAATAGAACCGTAGAGCTTAGTCTCAGCAGCACGCTGCTCTATTAAACTATTAAGCTGGTTTCTATCCTTATCAGACTCAATCTGTGATGTGTATTTCTTTGTAGAGATCTCAGATCTCTTCTTAACGATCGTATCGTCTAATTTCTTAATTGTTTCCTCTACAGAAACTTTATCTCTAGAAAGCTGCTTTATTTTATTTGCAGCATCATTATCAGTTAAGTGTCGATTAATCTGAACAACACTAAAGTTAGCAGCATCTAATGTTGGAGCGTCGGGTGTAATACCTTCTGTTGAAGGTGGAATTGAATCTTCCTTAAGAGCTCTAATAAACTGTCCAAAATCAGCAACCTGCTCTTTATAGTAATCTGCAAGTGTTACTGTATTACCGCTAGCGTCAATTCTAGTCAGATCATTACTGTAGAAGCCCACACCAGGTGACCAGTTCTCAGCTAGAATCTTAGAGTCCGGGTCAATCGCTTTAACAAACACCAGAACGCGCTCATTAAAGCCCACGTTAATCTCAACGTTAAGTTGAATGTTTGTATTCTTATAAATTTTTAGAGCGTCTGCGCCAATCCTAATGGCCTCAAAACCTTCTACAAGCTCTAACTCAACCTCTCTAGTTGAACTATCAACTCGACTAGCTCTATATTTTGTAGTCATCTTACCGCTGTTAATGATAAGTTCATCTCCCTCTTTTAGAACCTCGGTGTCTTTAACCTCTTTATTAGCATCTGTATATGTTAGCTTATCCAGTCTATATCTCTTAACAGCCTTTCTTTTAGTCTGGCCATCAATAGTAACCTCTCTCTTTGAATCATTAATTGAAAGAACATCAAAGCTACCAAAATATTGTACGCTTTGAAAGGGCATATCTCTTAACTCTTCGTCAACTTGATAAGATAAATTGTTATTAGCAATATCTCTAATTGTTTGCGCATAGTTAAGCTCTTCTTGATCTAAGAAGTTTTCATTAAAGTAATCAACAGTAGCCTGGCTTGTATTGTCAAAAAGAATTCTTTTAACTAATACTCTTTCAGTGTTACTTGGTATTTGACCTGTAACGTTAAAAGAAACTGTAAGCAGTGGGTTCATAAAGTCCTCAAAGAAATAGTTGGACTTTACGTTAAATTGTTCAGGCTTAATAAATGTTCTAATATCGTTTGCTGGACTCTTAAGTCTAGAAGTAATTACATTTTGGTAAGAGCCATCTGCAAGACGCACCTTAGTATTACCTTTACCTAAACCACTTAGGGCTTTAAGGTTAGTATCTAAGCGCTCAAGTTCACGCTTCATGTAACCAAATGAAGGCACATATACAGTTGTAGTACCACCTTCACCGTTTAGGATTTCAAGTGGCACATTCTTCTCTTGTGTTGTAATCGCTTCGTTTATACGTTCGAAGGTCTTCAACGAGTTAGTATTGATCTCGAGAAGTTTCTTAACTGTGCTAGAAATTGAGTTGTTTGTATTCATCTTATCTTAATATATCCACTTCAAAAATGTAGTTTACTGGGTCTATGCAAACAATTTCGATATATGGTTTATTTGAAATTAAATTAACCGGCTGGATGGCAGCAATACTTTTATCATACTCGCTAGCCTTTCCAGTGTATATGTTGATTGAGTTACCACCCATGTTTATTGCATCAAAAGAGATCTTAAATGTTTGACCAGCTTTCCATGCAAATGAACCATCGTCAATGTATATATCTAGGTCATCATTAGGGTCATTAGTCAATAAGTTCTGTAAACTTAGTCTGTTTGTGTAATTCAAAAGTTTAGCATAAATACCAAACGCTTGAGCTCCTTGACCACTAGCACCAACATCAAATGGATTAGTTGTTGTAATTAAAGTTGGAGTACCAACTTGGTCCCATGTAAAGGCTGACGTTATCGAATAGCCATTTACGTTGTTAATAATCTTAATCTTCTCTGGATTAGATTTATCAATCTTAGTACCAGCGCCAGCAAAGATAACATCCGTGTTGTATTGAATCTCGGTTGGGATTGTACCATCTATCATTGAGTTGATACGATCATGTGCTTTTGTGATAAGTTGCAACAGTGATTCTGAGTCTTCTAGTTGTAGAGACGCATTTTGCATTTGTTGTTCAACTTCAGCAATTCGAGCTACTAGCTCTTCATTGTCTTCACTACCAACTAAAAGGTTCTCCATCACATCTAACCTTTCAGCTAGATATGCATACCTTCTATTTGCTTCTATTAATAGTTCAGTTGCATTCTCTAATGCGGTTGTAGTGTCCATGAAAAGATCCATTGAGAACGTAGTAAAGTCATTTACTGAAGTCTCGACACCAACGTTGTCTAGAGATGAGTTAAATTTAAGATTAAGTTTTAACGAGAAAGCATTACCGTTAAGACCAGTAACCTCATTTGGTTTAAATTTAATCTGCTCATGTATCTTAGAGCCTGTGCCGCCGGTCGACTGAATCTCATCTAGAATTAATATTCCATAGAGGTTAGTCGCTCTTCTTGATGGGTTAGAAGCGCTGTAAAGATCATAATAAACCAGTACCGCGTTAAATGTAAACTGCTGGCCTGTTTTAGAAAAGTCTAATAAGTTTTCAACTTCTGAGTTATTTGCGATCTGAGCATACGCAGAGTCGTTAAAAACAATCTGTACGCTATCAGTTGCATTAGGATCTATGCTGTAATAAGCTTCGCCAGTTCCAACATCATAAGTGTCTACAACAGAAAGAAGATTTATATTTGGATCTGGGTGTGTTTGTCCAGATCTACCTTCAATCACATTATTAGCATACAGCTTAGTTGCTGTTGTGTTATATTGTTTAGGCTGAAAAAGAACCGTTGGTGTTGAACCAACAGAGGTTGGTACGTTAATATAAACCTCATGATACGCATTACCTTTGTATGCAATATCGTTCTCAGCATCAATTGTACCTATAAATTTAACTACTCTATCGTAAACAGCACCAGTCTGTATAGAGTCATTCTCTTCGGTAAGAGCTCCAATTGTTGCCTCATTAGAATCAGCAGATCTAAATCTAACAGCACCTAGAGCACTTAGCCATTTAAAGAATAATTTCTCAGCATCAGATTGAAAAATTATTGGGTCATAATCGTCGTCTTGTAATAGAATCTCTTCAGCGTTTAACGCGTAATTCTGAAAAGTTTGTGCAAAATCAACATTAGGCGCTCCAGCTGAATAAGCACTACCAGAAGCATTAACCAGGTTTAACCCAAAATCAATTGTATTTGAGCCGTTTGTTGACTGTGTAAAGTCAGGTAGGTCTAATAATGCATAACGACTAAACTCAAAGTTTATGTCTGGGTTATTAAACGCCCTAGTCATGTCTCTAGCGGAAGATGCAAAAGCATACATAGTTCCGCCTCTTGGTTGAGGTATTCTAACTAATGGAGTTGCCATTTATATTGTTTTAATTTAATTAAGATATAGTTGCAGCATGTGACGCGATCACATACCAAACTGTACCAATGTATCTTAGTGTTACTGTTGAATTTTGTCCATCTAGGCTAAGTGAAGTAGCACCTAAACTAATACCAGCCGCTGCTGAAATAGTTACAGCACTTGTATTAACATTAATAAGAGTTACCTCTTGGCCTGAAATGCCAGCTGGTAAAGTAAAACCAGTGTTAATAAAATAGGTATATTCAGTAAGTGAACCTGGTGTAGTTGTTCCGGTTGGAGATGCTGCACTGCCTTCAATACCAGTCTTCATAATCTCACCGCCCATTGTCATTCTAGCAGCAACTTCAACATCAACATCTAAATCAATACCAGTTGTTGTAAAGGTAGCAATGTTAGTTGTGTTGTTAATTACTGTCAAGCTTTGTACAGTGGCAGATGAAATATTCTGGATAGTTGCGTTAGTCGGATCTATCAATGCCTGAATATCAGCAATATCATCATTTAAAAGCTGAAAGTTACTGTTAATAACTGGCCTAGATGATGACAGAGAATCCGTTCCTAGAATTTGTGTAATGTTTGCCATTTTCTTTGTTTATTTTACATTTATCATATTACGTTTGACGAAGTTGCGGTTGCCGTTAGTATCTTCAATTTCCAGCATAATCTCATATGTTCCTGGGTCTTGAAAAATATAGGTCAACCACATACTATCATAGTATATATCATTTATTTCAGGGTTGCTTTTGTTTACAATGGTCCATTTCGGGTTTTTAATACCTGGCATGTTAGTCATGTCTGCTGCTATCGTTACATGCGTTGATCTTTCAACTTCAGCATAAGACCTAAACATCTTAGTGTCATCAAAGCCCGGATTGTAATGTACAGTATGTTGTTCTCCATCTACTGAGATAGAACTTGTACCGTTAGCAACAACTACAACACTCTCAAAATCATAATTCTTAGAGTATTCTTTACCAACAGCTAACATATAAAGAAATGTATCTGCATATCCATTACCGCCAGTATCGTGAAATATAGCATTCCAGTTAAATTTACTAATAATTGGATCTGTTGAGCCATTTAACTCATCTCTAATTGATTCCCATTCAGCTTCATACTGTGCTGTGTTAATTGGTGAGCTTGGAGTATTGCTTGTAATTACATGTGAACCTGTTGTGGTAAAACCAGTTGTCGGATCCTTAAATGTAATCTGAATTTCATCACCATTCTCAATATCATACACCTTGAAAGATGCTGTTAGATCACTACCAACTCTAGTTGCATCCCACCAGTTATGTTCACCGTCTCTCCATCTAAAGCGAGACTCATCCCATTGGTATGGTCCTTTAGTCTCTGAAAATCCAGTCTCTGAAAAAGAATCAACATAGCGTCTTACCGTTGAGAATCTAATACCTTGACTTTCATCATGCGAGTAATTTGCTCTGTCTAGCGTTAAATATAAACTTGCAATTGCGCCGTCAATCAGTACATTACTATCCTGCGCTTTATCCCAATAGCCTCCAGTTTTATCCCATACAATACCTTTATCATTCCAACTAGTAGAATCTAGCCATCTGTAAATACCGTATAATTCAACTTCTTTTAAATAGACTTGGAAAAGATCTTTAATTTTATAGTGTGATCTATGGCCAAAAAGATCATAAGTTCGCATCTCTACAGCATAGCTACCTTCATATGGTAGAATTAGCGGCATTGTTAGATAGTTGTCAATATCACCTCTAACCTCAAACGTAAAACCATTAGGGCCAGTTACAAGCCACTCAACTTCATAAACCCAACTCTTCCAAAAGTTATCCCATGTAATTAAAAGCTGTGGGTTTGGGTCAATTGCATCACCCCATGTAAACTCAGCATCGTTCCATGTATCTTTAAAAGACTCAGTACCGTCTAATATAACCGGGCAAGCTACTGAAATATCTTGGTTAAATGTTCTTAAGTCTCTTTCGTTATAGAATTCGTAGAACTCATTAAAAATATCTTCAAGTTCTTGTAGTTGAACTGTTGTTAAATTAGCATAGTCAGCCGGCTTTAAGTCGATATAAGCTTGATATGCAGGGTCTGTTGTGCTTAGAACTGATCCTAAAACTAGAGCCATATCCTCAACAAAAAGAGTCCTGTCTTCTGGTGTAACTTTAAACCTAACAAGATGCCCTTCACTAAAGAAACCAATCTCGTTCTGAATGTTCCAAATATTTAAGTTCTTCTGCGTAAAATAATCACCTTCGGCAGTAATATCTACGATCTTAGAGTTTAATGGTAGATACTCACGCTGTAACTTCTGTTTTAAACCATAAAGTTTAATTAAGATTTCTTCTGGTGTAAATTCAAAGATCTCATCAACCGTTGGAATATCCCACTGATCAACTCCGCCATTAGGCTCGTTTAATCTGTAGACTAGGCTAAATCGACTAGTCTTTTTCATCGTGCTTGAAGGCACTTGAACTGTTAACTTCTTACGTAGCATCTCACCACGCACTGAAGAGTTAGGTACTGGAATTGCAAACAGTTTACCGAATGAAGGCTTGCTCTTGTCAATGCTCATCCAGTACTCTTTTAGCGTAATATTGTTATAGCCAAAAAAGTCAATTGCATTTAAGATCGCCTTATAAGTACCAACAAATGGTTTAATATTATGTAGCTCTAACAAGAGCTCTTTACGTTTTCTATTAAGTAGTCTATAATCAACACCTTGTTCTGAAATATCATGCTCTTTAAAGAGTAAAAAGTCGCCTTCATCTAGTGTAGCACCAAAGTTTTGTAGTAAGACTCTAAGTCTTTCATCTTCGGCCACCACCTCGCCATAGAATGCAATCTGAGCAACTTGAATCTCAATTCCATTAGATATATCATAAATGCCTAAGACGCGCCTGTGCGGTCCCTCTTGGTCCGATCTTAGTGCTATATTAAGTTGTAGAGCTTCATTGCTTAGAGTCTTAAAGTCTAACTTCTCGTAATACTTTAAACTATCTGGGCCTGTTGTAAATGGTGCTGCTGACTGCAGTTGAGGTTGAAACTCAAGTTCTTTCTTGTGAGTCACTAGAGGCTGACCGTTCTTTATTTCAGCGCCATAGATAATAATATCCTTTGATGAGTCTTTAGCGTCGATCCATTTGCACACTAGCTTAGAGCCCACTGAGTTCTCAACTGGCTTAATAAGCCCCATCTGAGAAGCGGATGTAGTTTGACCACTGTAGTAATATGCAACTTCTTCTAGCAAGAAAAGATTCACAGTCTCATATAAGCCTGCAGAAACCTCATCTAGATAGACTGTGCCTTCCCAGACACCGCTACTATTCTTGACCAAATTAAGATCATAGTCAAAACCTTTAAAAAATCTAAGCTTATCGTACATTTGTATCGTCTTTTTCTACGGTATAATTTTTAAACACCTTTAAATATTTTACACCCTTAATTAAATTATAAAAATAATCATTAAGAAAGAGCATAAACTCGCGCATTGTTTGGTTTCTCTGAATATGTCTAGACGTCATTAGATTAAAAAGATTATCCTTATAATCAAAGCCAGTATTCAACCTAGAGTCTTTACGGTGCTTTGCAACATCATAAATCTTTCTACGCTTATAAATTAATAAATCTTTAAACGGTGTTAACATTATAGCGCTCTTCTATTTCCTGATTGTACTCTAGAATAAATTGTTCTAGGTACTGGTTTCTCATCAAAGTTAATACTTAAGGCTGCTTCTTCATTCATTCTCACGTCATCCGCAACAGTATCACCTTCACGGTCTAACCAGTTGCCTCTAAAGACAGCTACTTCTTCTTTATCAAGTATAATATCACCCCATTGATCTAAACCTCTAACGCTATCCGGGATAGAATCACCTGGATTTAGCTTAATCTGAGTAACATCCTCAATCTTTTGGAAGAAGACGTATTTTTGCTTACCGTTACCAATATCTTCTAGAGTAACTGGTTCTTGCGGTAATATTGTTGTAATCACGCTATCATAATAGCCAAGTCTTAAAGCTTCTTCTTCTACTTGACTAATAAATCTAACGTTTACAGAGTCAATACCTTCAATCTCTTCAAGGATATAGACAATGTCCGACTTAGGCAGTTTATCTCTACGTGTAATGTTCATTAAGTAATTTGAGATTGCATCTCTAACGTCATTCATGATCTCTTGTTTAGTAAAGCCCTCAAAATGTCTAATTGAAACATCCATGCTGTATTTCTTAACCTGAGGTTCTACAAATTTAACCTCAGTAGTCACCATCATCTGGCCTGAGTTCTGCAGCACCTGATACATTGCATCATATTCACTCTGTGTAAAGAACATCTCTTGTTCTGGTAGTGAGAAATAATCTTGACCTGAAGTAACCTTTCTTTTAAAGTCCGGCATTGCAAAGATATAGATAACATTGTCGTCGTCTAAATACTGGTCGTCTGTGCGGTTATAAGCATCAATGTAAGAGAACTGATTGTATTTAGAAAGAAAGTACTCATAGTTGTCCGGCGTGGCCAATACATATGACTTGCTAGCCAGTGGTGTTAGTATCTTTGTAAACTCAGTTGACTCACGATCAGCGCCCATTTTTGGAGCTGATGTTACAGTCACATCAAAGAACTCATTAAGATCATGTAGTTCTCCGATTGAATCTTCGCCTTCAGTGTCCCATTTTACGGTTAAATCAGAGCCCTCTCTTAGATTGCCCTTTGTTCCATCGTGTTTAATGTACTCAACTTCAATAGTAGCTCCTTTTGCTGGTGGCATACCAAAAGAACCATTACCGAAGTAAAGGTCCAGACCGCCACCAATACCAGTCTTAACTAAATAAGCATTTTCATTAGCATTTATATCATAGAGTGATATGTGTTTTGTCCAAACTTCACCGTTTACATAGACTGTAATTTTATTGTGATCAGTTAAGCCCTTTGTGTTAATATTAAAGGACTGCAGATTTTCACCAGTTCCTGTCACCGTCTGTATTTCATACACACCTTGAATAATCTCGCATGTAAAGGCTGACTTGTTACTCTTCTCTACTCTAAATCTATCTCTAGACGTCTGCACTGTATATTTTAGGCCATTTGAGTCAAATTTAAGTATAGCTCTACCATCAAACGTTAAACCAGTACCGGCAATCTTAGAAAAGTCTGCACCTGGCTTCCATCTAAAACTAACCTCACCAAAAGCAGCATAACCTCTAGTAGCATCATGACCTGTTAGTCTTGACATACCATAGATTGACTCTGATTGTTGAGCTGTATAAATGTTCTGTTCTACTAAAGAATCCTCTATATAGAACATGATAAGCTCTGCAACTTCACCCATTACTCCTAAAAGCTGAGCAAATGGTGAAGCCTCCGTAAATAGAGTGCCAGCTCGATTGTAAATACGCGAGACATAAGTTCTTGCGTCTTGTTTAATCTGAGCCCCTGTTACTCTAAGTCTATCTAAAAATTTAAGATCTGCCATCCGTTTTGTTTGTTTAATTTACGTAGATCTGTACAAGATATTTACTATTAATTGTAATATCTACGTATGCAATATCTCTAACATTGCCTCGTAAAAAGCTTATTTTGCTCTCTACATTATATTTTTGTGCCAGAGGACAATAAGTTTGTAACTGACTATCTATCGTAGTTTTAATCTGGTGTTCGTTAAGACCTAGAGAATAGATTAAATCTTCTAGGTTACAGCCAAATTCTGGGCTACCTAGAACCTCAGCTCTGTTTGTAAACAGAGTGGTCTCGATCTGCGTAATTAGCTGCTGGATTTCATTCTCAATATGAACCTGATTTGGGTCATAATTCGGATCTCCAATATATTTAACGTACAATTCCATATTTATATGTATCTCTTTTAGCTGTGGAACATCCAGTCTACGCCTTCATCACCTTTGATTTCCTCTTCGATCTTTTCAAGTTCTTCATCACCCATTGATTTGATAGCGTCATAATCAAAGTCAACGTTACCTGGCAGAGCAAACTTAAAAATGCCTAACTTAGCACCAAGTGATTGTTTTATCTTAGCACTAATATATCTAAAGAAGATCTCATCATCATAGAGCGCACAGTCTGGAATTGTCTCATAAACCTCTAGGATAACATCACCCTTTGGAGTGTCTCCCATAAACTTAAGATCACCAGTCAGCCTAGAATACTGAAATGATAATGGATTCTCCATTATCTGTCTCGCCATATCCGCTAGAGATGCGTTAAGTACATAGTATTGTAGTTCTTCAGCGGCTTGTGCCGGCCCTGAACCATCATACATACGTCTAAATAACATCTTTTCAATCGCAAAGTCAGCACCAGACTGAAATCTTAAGTCCAAGCTACCACCAACTGTATTCCAACCACTAGCCAGGTCGTATACACCGTAGACAGAGTAAACTCTACCCGAGCCATCTCCACTAGCGGCCGGTAACGTCAGTGTTCTATGTGCTTTAAAATATGGCGTCTGAAATACTGATTTAGGTATGTGATAATAGTTCTCACGTACCGAATCCTCATACTTCTTATAGAACCATTTTTTAGCTCTCTTGATAATATTAATTATCTCCTTCTTTGGCAAATTTACAGGTACCATACAAGCACCTGTAATCTCATCACCAATCTCGTCTAGAAACTCATTTAAGCAGTTATCGCTAAAATCTCTGGGCGTGGTCAAATTATCTTCGTTGCCACTTCTAATTTCACTCATTTTATGAATTTATTTTTTTACTTACTATAATTTCTACATCATCAAATCTAGCGTGCGGGCCGATGTTACCCTCTCTGAATATACCGCCTACCATCTTACCTTTAAAGATACCATCGTTGCCAAAGACATAACTATTAACAACTTCACAACTGCCGTGTACAAAGCTTGATTTAACCTTAGACTCTTTTACTACAGTTCCTTGATAAAAGTTAGAAGTCTCAATATCTGATCCTTCAACTTTACAGCCATAAAAGTGACAGTTCTTAAAATTACCTCTAAGTTCTGATGAGATAAACTCGTAATTTTCAGCTAAGAAACATGTTTGCATCTTGCCGTCTTTAACCTGAATATTTCCAAAATCAGAATCATAGTTAATTATACCCTCTGTTAAAGAACCATTAACGATTAAGTCTAAGACTCTGCGTTTAATTCTATCCCATTGTACTTTAACTACTTGATAATTATCTTGTAGGTCTACTAAGATATTTATTTTTGGCCAATGCTTGTTTAGATTGCGATGGTCCTTTAAAGACTCAAGCACCGGTAGATTCTTATTTAGGATATATTTAAGTTCTATTCTATCTTCTGGTGTAAATTCAGTATACATACATGCTCTAAAAAGCTGCAGTATAAAACGCTCAGACATATAGAGAATATCTTCTTGTCTCTTTTCATAGCCCTTGCCGCCAATATATCTAAACTCAAGGTAGTTCTTCTCCTTCTTTAAGAAGTTAACACCATAGTACTTAGTGTCTGGAAAGATAAAATTAAGAGGGTTAATATGATTGGCATCAAAATGAACTGCCTCATTTTTAGGCATCACCCATTTTATTGACTTAGCATAGACAGAGTCCTCTCTATTAGGAAAGAATTTATAAACTTGTTTTTCGTTAAATGTTAAGATAAACTTAAGTGTGTTCATCTTAGAAACCATCATATGGTCTTCTAGATACTTTTTGTCGAATGACATATTAAGGTGAATCGAGGCTCTTTCGGTCGTATAACCATTCTCTCTAATCCAACCCAACATTTTAATAACAACAATTCTAGCGTTACGATAAGGCATCGCGCCGGTCACAAGTTCAATTAAGCCTGAACCACCTGACATATCAGGCTCCATCTTAAAATGATCCGCTGATGGTTGAAATTCAGAGTGTGCTTTATCTTCTAGGCTAATAGGTAGGCCTAGAAGACTCTCAAGTTGTTTTTGAGTTTCTTCTAGGCCTTTATTAGAATAGAATTCAAACTCAATTCCCATTAATGCAGAATTGAGAATAGACTCTCTTGTAGATTGTTTGTTTAATTTATTCATCTGAGCTCTGATATTCTAGTTTGAATATATATCTAGCTCAAATTAATAGACTACGGTAGTTTAAGGAATACTCTTTGGCTTTCCTCTTCGATTCTTGTAATTCTAACCGTGATTTCATCACCTGGGTTAAAAACATTCATTACATCTTCTCCAAGTTCACTAACATGTAGCAGTCCAGTAATACCTTCTTCAATTGTTATGAACAGACCATATTCTTTTTTGGCTTTAACCTGTGCTCTAACAACCGATGGGATCTTATAGCGTGAGTTAATATCATGCCATGGGTTAATCTCAACATTAGTCTTTTGAGTTAATGTAATCTTAGAGCTTGAAACAACCTCTTTAACTTTAAATGTAATTTCATCACCTGGATTAATTTTACGATTTTTAAAGAGTTCGAACGTTTCTTCATCAAGATCATTCTTGTGAATCATACCAGTTAAGCAGCGGTTAAATTCAACAAAGACACCGTACTTGGCAGTTCCTGTTACATTTCCTGTAAGCTCTCCGCCCATATTCTCTTGAATATTTTCAATCTCTTGAGGGATTAAAGCCTGTAAGTATTTTCGATGTGAAACCACAATCGTTCCTCTAGTCGCAGAGAAAGATACTGGTACAACATAGAGTTCTTCGTTAACGATAGACCCAAAGTCAGCTAATTTATTAATACCTGCAAGTGAGCCTGGCATAAAGCACTCAATACCTTGTACGTTTACGATATAACCACCATTCTCAATCATATGGCTAATCTTACCAACCCATGCGGTATCACCAGATTCAACGCCATCGCGTAGATCCATAAAGATCTTCTGTTTAACACCACCCGAGATCGAGCCGTCAATATGCGCATTATCTGTATTTGTAATTAATACTGAAGTCTCTTCACCAACCGGAATATTTCTAAACTCTTGTGGTTCTTTAGCTGCTTTAACATAAACCAGTTCTCGATAACCTATGTCAATAGAAATTGTGTCTTGCGTTATAGCATAAATGATACCCTCGTGGATTTCACCTACTTTAACACTAGATTTAATCGATCTGTTGATTTCAAAGTTCTGTAACATGTCGTACATCTCTTGAGCATAATCTTCTCGAGAGTACACTTTGTCACCTTTTCGTGTTTTAATATGAGGGTTAGGTTTTCTTACATGTGAAACACAAGTAGCTTCATATGCTTCCCATATAAAATTACCATCTGAATCATAGAATTCACTATGCTCATTTTTTGGCTCCTCTGAAATGTTGTTTGATTCGACGTTTTGTTCAGGTGTTTGACCTAATTTTTGACTATCGGTTGCCGATCCGATTCTAGTCCTTTTGTTTTCTTTTGACATTTATTTTTATATTAAAGGTGTAACATATTATATATCCGTTTAATTTTCTTAAAAAACCACGGGCACAAAACCTGGCATTGGCACTGGACCAATTGGTGTTGCTATACCACCAAGGTAGATTAGTTTAAACTCTAATAAATGTAGAGCATATGTACCTGCAAGTGCAGAAGCGACAGCTAGGGCCGGCGGCTGTGTTGCTGGTAGTTGTGAAAAAGTCTGGCCCATATTCATTGCCTTTCTAAGGTTATTAGCTAATCTTTTAGCACTGCCATAATAGATTGGAATATAAATACCGTTTAAAGGTGCTGGAATTAATGCGGGCAAAGCGGATGGAGTTGGTGCAAAAGGTTTTACTATTGTACTATACCAATAAGCAATAGTTGCTTGTGCAAGTTTGATCCATGGGTCTTTGCCATCTTCATAAAAACTATAATCAAACGGTATTTGAGGATCTTGGTCTAAAGCTTCACACGCAATAGCATCCTGTTCTTCGTTAATGCCTTGCCATTTTGTAAATTCAAATAAAGTACCACCGCTAAGAGCTTTAAAGTCTGCAAATGTACTTAATAGCTTCAACGTAGCTTCTGGTGGAGTCCTAATCCAGTTGCCCTCATATTCAGTTTGAAAATAAGTGATCTTCACGTAACTTGGTGTTTTTTGCCATTTACTTAACACAAGATTTGTACCGTCTTCTAATGTTATTGAAAATGAAAATGGTAAGCTTGTTTTAACATCTGGTCGATAAGAAAAGAAAGCTACGACTGCATCTGTCAAAATAGCCGGTCTTTCACTATTAGACTCTCTATTATAAGATACTTGAATTCGTTTTGGATCTAACTCCTTTTCCGGTCGATCACTACCAAAGGGCCATGGTTTTTGAATAGGGTATACAGCATCTCTTTTAATTGCAGCTTCAATATTATCAGGACTACCAGTATCAGAAAAACCAAATGGACTAAATATTGTAAAGTTATTAACAGGATGTGCTGCGTTAACAATAGTTCTAAATCTATTAGAAACATTATCAATTAAAGACTGCCAATTATATCCAGCCATAGTGATCGAAGTCTTAACATCATTATGCACATTGATATAAGGAGCACTAAAACCAGAGCCTAAAGAAACGCCATTAAAGTTAAAATCTTTATAAAAATATTTGCCTAGTGTAGTTGCCCACTGGTAGAAATCCCATCGTTGATTGCCATCATTTAATTTTTCAAACTGCTGGAGTAGTCTATTAATAAACATATCCTCAATTTGAGCCTGTGTATCAGTAGGTTCAATACAGTGAAATTTATAGTATGAAAAAGTATAGAGTCTTTGGCCTTCTTCTTCTAAGAACTGACAGAACTTCTGCTCGCGTTCTGCTTCTAATTCAGCCTCAGTTGGCGGATCTGGAATTTCGGTTGACATCTCTGCGTAAGCATCAAGAGATTCTTTGCCTTGAGTAATTACATTACCATCAGCATCTTTTTGATCTACTAAATAAGGTTCACCGTTTCTAAAGATCTGTTCAAAGACTTCACCATAAGCTTTAATAAAAATCTGAGCTGCTGGTGACTCTTGGTGTGTTGCACCAAATGGTGTTTGTGCAGTACTAATAGCATCCAAATAAAATTCAGCAAGTGCTTCACCAAAGGTTCTACGGCCACTTGGTGTTGCAAGCGGCACATAGGTCTTAACGGCAAAGTTAGCGTTAATATCAGCACCAGGTCTATCTTGACCTTTCAGAACTCCTGGTCCACCAGCATTTGCATCGCCGTTTGCAATGTAACTACTAACGTCTGTTATGAATTTAGGCCATAGTGCGGGCATTACTTATTCTTTTGTTGATAGTTAATATGAGTAGCTGTTAGATCTGCAACTGTAGCTGGTGTGGGTGGCATTGGTGCACCGCTAGGACCAACTCCAGTTGGATGGATGTGTGTATTATAGTCATCCAATAGTTTTTGTAACCAGTCTTGTAAGGATTGACCACGGACCGCAGGTTCAGTCTCATCTGCTCCACCTTCACCTTCATTTGAGATAAAAATGTCACCACAGTCTAAGAACATCTTAGCATCAGTTGAGATCTTAATAAAACCTTCTTCATCAATCTGAATCATTGGCCTCTCTTTAGCGCCAGTACCGCGTGTAATGACAAGACCATCTTCTGGTGAGTGATATATCCTTAAATTTCTTTCAGCGTCATAGACTAAGCTTATAACATCTTGTGGTGCATCTGAGGCCTCAAGAATATCTGCCTTAAGGTCATCATTCTGGTCCAAATGGAACCAGTACTCTGGGTGGTAAATATTTCCATTATCAAAACGTACGGCTACAATATCACCAACTCTAGGTACGTGATGTGAACCTACAGCGTCTCTATTCATTGGTGTTGCCCATGGAATAGATTCATCTGGGATCAGATCAAACTTACCAAATACCTTAACACGACATCTACCTTTTAGGAGTGGGTCTTCATTAACCACAACTTCTCCAAGCCAATGTGTATCTCTAAGGTTATCTCTATAAAGCTCATTATTATTCATGTACGTTCTGGTTTAAATTGCCATCTATTGAACTGTCTACTCCCGGTTCATATACTCTTTCGTTGATAGGTCCTTTAGAACTGTCAACAGCAGGTTCATATACAGCTTTAGGTGATATATTACCTCCGGTATTATTGCCAGACAACTGATTAAACAGTTGGCCAGCTGCATTAGCTATTCCATTTAAGCTACCAGCGTTGATTGCATCTTGTATTGTAGATGCTGTATTAGCACCATGTACGTTACCTAATAGAAGTCTTGCTAAAGCACTCTCAACAACAGAATTAGCTAATTGCCCTAGTTGACCTGATAAGAATGCTCCATGTGCATTTCCAAGAGAACCATTACTTCCAGGTAAACCATCCAATATATTAGTTACATTTGCAATTGCACCCTGTACTGTATCTCTTATCTCATCATTTACATTAGACAATCCCTTTTTAGCAGCGTCACCAAGAGTACCTCTATCTGCATCTGTTCCTGATTCTAATGTAGGTTCATTTGTATCATATACACTGCTCAATTTACTACTTCCAGCAAGCGGGTCTCTATCTGAAGCCTGATTAAGATTTCCTTGTGCTGGATCAAACGGATTATTAGCTACTTCAGCATTTTCGGGTGACTTTTCCAATACTAGTGTATTTTCTTGGTTTGCGTTTAAATTCTGACCATATACCTGATTAATCTGTTCAGATGTATTCCAAAAAATACTAATCTTACTTTTGGCCATCTCTGGGTTTTTAGTTAAATCTGTAAAAATATCATTAGTAGATTCAATATCGAATTCACAGTGGCCTAACTTTGTTACAACTATTGGTTTAGCATCAACAGATAAAACGGCATTCTCATTTATTTTAACAGGATTACCTGCTCCTTCACCAACACCACCCCTTCTTGCTATTTCTGTATTAGACGTATTTTTATTTTTAGAATTCAATAAACCAGCTTCATAATTCTGCTGTACCTTTCTAACCTCAGTCACAAAGACTGTTAATTCAAAATGACGTAAATTCTTAGGGATAATCTCAACCCATCTATTAAAATCATAAGCAGCCTTTTTATAAAGATCTATCAAGGCAAATGAAGTTAACTCAATGTTCTCTAGACATTCTATCTCAAGCTTTGGTTTTTCAGCACCCCACCAAGGTTCTTCCATCTTACCGTATTGTCTAGTAACCTCTAGGCCAGAAACACTTTGCCAGAACCAAGGTAGTTCTACATTTATCTTCTGTAAAAGTTTAACAAATCTAGCAAGTGTATCAGCTCTATCAGCGTCTCCAACTACATTTCTTAAATAGTCTTCCGCGGCGCCTGATAGTAGTGGTGAACTCTCACGATCATAAAAGTTGAACAAAAAGAAAAAGCTCAAGTAAGTAGGATCCTCATTGATCTTTCTTAATTGAGTAGTCTTTCTAAATTCATTTATCTTGCCAAAATCTGCCATATGGTATATATTCTTATTCTGAGTAGTTAGTTAAACCGCCCGGCCATTCTCTTCTAATCAGAGTAACCTCTTGTATTATGTTGCCAATACCACTGCTGTATTTATAGTTAATGTTTTCAATTACATAGTAACCACTTAAAAATCTATTAAGTGCCTGTGTCGGTCTATCATCTTCGCTATCCTCGTTTTGACCTGCATCAATACCTAATACTTTGTCCGTAAAACCTTGATCTGCTAAAAACTTATTGTATTTTATCATTGCATCAACTCGTTCCTTGTTGTACTCATATATTAATAAAGGAATCTTTTGATACTTATAGATAGAAGGATTAAAAGACTCTAAAATAACTTTAAGTTTTACCTTTTCAATCTCTGCTAGATTTTGAGCTTGGTGTAGCTTTGCAAAATTAGAACTTGCGTGTACATTACCTAAATCACCTTCTCCAACATCTTGTCGACCGATATATTTATATTTCTTATGTGTATCGTATCGATCTTCATTTCTACGCCCCTTAAGTGGCTCTTCATAATCTAAAATTTCTTCGGTTGTTAAAGCTTCTATTGTAAACTCTTGCTTTCTTTCACCAGTATCAGAATTATCATCATAGATCATAACATCTCTTGAGTAGCCATTAACTGTACTAATTTCACTTGAGTTGTTAATCAGCTTAAACTCATTAATAAAATGGTTAAAGCCTTTAGCTTGTCTATAATTAGTTAGCATTAAAGGCGCTTCAACATCATCTTCATCTTCATCTTCAAAACCACCACGCTCAGCTAAAGAGCCGGTCATTGAAACCATAGATGCTTGTAATTCTTCTAGAGGTGTGTTCGGTGAGTTAAAAACTCGATTAACGTCTATATATGTTAGATAGTAATATTGGTCAATGTAAAATCTCTGAAAGGAGTCTTCTGACACATAAGACGTATCTACTATATCTTTAATAAAATCATATGTAGTCACGTAAGGTTGTATGCGCGTCTGTAAATCATCAGCACTATCAATGTTTGTTGCAAGGCCCAACTGTAGATCTCTAGCTACTTCTTCTAGATGGTCTAGAGAACTAGCAGCATCGAAGTGTCTGCATTCCTCACTATACAGTCTAGGTATTTTAGCAATACCATTTACTGTAATTATATTTTGTTCACCTTCACCAGCCTGCCTAGCCGAAATATTAGTGATGTCAAAATCCATATGAATACTCTTAAAAGTTGATGCGTTCTTACTGTTCATCATAATAGTTAAAGAGTCTCCATCCCTTGGAAACGAGTCTACACCAAATGTATTTTTTCGGTCTACTAATTTAATACTAACCTCTGGTAGAACACCAGAGTTATTAAGTAAAAAACTCTCCACGTCAGCCTGTTGGAATTGATAGTTGTTTAAAAGAACAAAAGGCACGTTAATACCAATTGCTTTAGTTTGACGATCACCTCCACCAGATTCACCAACACCTTCAACTTCGATTGGAGTTGGCATCAGTGCAGGTTCAACAACTGCAAGTATGTTATTATCTAAATTCATAGTTTACTTATTAGCCACATGGAGACGTACCACCGCCTGCACCGCCTGCACCGCCTGCACCGCCTGCACCGCCTGCACCGCCTGTTCCAGCTGGATTACCGCCATCATTGTTATTACCACCCGTGTCATCAGCACCTTGGCCACTAGTTCCGCTAGTTCCGCTAGTTCCAGTTGGACCAGTTGCATTAGTATTACCTTGGCCGTTGTTTAATTTATCTTCATAGGATTTTAGACTATCACCGCCTGCACCGCCTGCACCGCCTGTTCCAGTACCTCTAAGCTTGTCAAAGTATAATTGACCTTCAAAGCTACCTTCTACGTTTCCATTTGGATTGCCATATTGACCATAAAGTGAGCCAGCAACTTCTTGAGCTACGTCTGGATTAACACCACTCCACTTAGAGCCAGTCCAAGTCCATACACCACCTGGTATTTTTTCGAAAGCAGCGCCTGTATTTTCACCACCAATTTCAAATGGAGCTAAATCTAAATTGCTTAAATCTAAATCGCTTAAATCTCCACCTTCATCAGTTCCTAAGTTTCTATTAATAGCATCAACCACAGCATCAGTCTGTACCTGTGCGCCCATTCTAATTCTAGTTCCTACAAACTCATAGTTCTTTTTACCAACCGGAATTACGTTTGGTGGCAGCAAGTTTTCTTTGCCATATTTCTTTTTAAGAGCATCCAGTCTACGCTGGTCCTTTTTGCCTAAACGCTTACCATCAACAAACTGCTGTTTAACCGGATTATTTTCAAACTCTTTAGGCCTCTCTAGCTTAAAAAAGTTTGTATTGGCGCTAGGAATCTCAAGCACGTCACCTTCATTTATAGAGAACGGGTTTGAAATACCATTCCACTTTAAAATCATGTCAAGCTTAGATTGATTACCATAGTATTGTAGGGCTATTAGATCAGGTCTAGCACATTCATCGCTATCAACAACGTGAGCATCATTTAATAATGTAATACTCTCCTTATTTCTAAAGATCATTGTTGGTTGAGTCATGATAAACTTAACCGTATCTGCTGTTTTATTTAGTAGAGTCTTTAAATTCATAACTATTATCCTGCTGACATATCAGACACCTTTCTAAATGCGTCATCATTAAAGCCTTGTGCTCTTCTGTCTTTATTTCCATATGCAGACACGTCTACAATATCATCTAAGCCTCTACCACCATCTGGTTGTAGATAGATTCTACCACGACCTGCATTAAACATACTCTCAATTTCACCCTTATCTCGCATTCTAGCTGGCTTAAGTGTGATTTCAACCTTCATTTTAGAAGGAAAGTCTTCAAAACCTAACGGGCCTTCAAAAGAAACGCTAGAATCAGTGCATGCTAAGTTACCAACCATCATGATTGGGTTCATTGGATTACCAACAGTTAAATGCCATTGGCCAGTTGGATCTCCAGTTAAAAGTGCATTAACTACTGCACCACCTTGAGGCCCATTCATTAGTTTCATTAAGCCACCACCAATAATATTATCTAGGACCTTAGAGTCACCTAGATTACCACTTTTAAGAGCTCCAGCAATATCATTAAAACCATTGCTTAGAGTATCTTTTAGTTGTGTACCAACGCTACCTAAGAAGCCAGCATAGTCACCACTTTTAAGTTTATCATAGTCACCAAATGGTTTACCCAACGAGCCACTTCCGGTGTATCTAGTGGCACCACCCCAGAAAGGAGCATTATTATATGTTAAGGCTAAGATGTTTGCCATGGCGTCCATGAATGCAACCTTAGGGCTTGTGTTACTATATGCCCTTAGGTCATAATGGAATGTAAGCTTAAACTCTTGTTCAAATTCTAGACCTTGTTCTCTTGCTAGCACTTTTTTGATCACGTTAAGAGGACCAAATACCGTATTCGGATAAGTCTCTTTTAAAGGGTCAAAACCTGATCCTTTGTCATTGGCAGTCTGAGTCTGTTCAGCTGTATAGCCGTTAGCACCATTCTCAATTGCCTGAAAAAGAGGGTTACCATCAATCATGCCACCAAGAGCTCCTCTTTTACCTTTACTAGATTGAACCTCTTGTATAGCTGACTCGATCTCTTTCCAGTTAAGCTTGTGGTTAAATTTAAGGATCTCTTTTAGATCATTGCCCAACGCAGGGCTCATCCATGTAATAGCACGTGCTAGATCTGGTTGGCTAGAATCCACTGGCTTGCCATCAGGACCCATTTGTTTCGGGTTGATAATATCATCAGCAACCGGATAAGCAAAACGTCTTAGAGTAACCATATAGCTATTTGAGATCTGGCCATAGTGCTCACACTGAATAAAATCAGAGAAGTCATATTTAAAGGCCATTGAGTTTAGATCCTTTGAGTACTGTATGATATTTCTAGCAGTTGGGTCGGTAGCACCTGGAGCTGTATTGATTACACTGTTATAACGACTTGTAATCTCAGAGCCCTGTGAGCTAGCATCTATCCCGTTCATGCCTTTATAGGAGACAAGAGCCCATTTGTTAAAAAGAGATCTAACAGCAGTTCCTGGATTAATACCGTTACCGTCGGCAATTTTACCTCGCGGATCACCTTCAGGAGCATCGTATTTTCTACCTTGAACCTGTACATTACCGTATATACTAGAGTAATCATTAGGTTCGCTAAATGTAGTATTACCATGTTGTGTAGTACCTTCCTGCGCTGGTGGCTCATTACCTAAAGAATCTTCTATAGGCGATCTAGATACTACCTTTTCACCAGTTTCATCATCTATATAAATAAAACTTGGAGGTGCTGTGCTGACTATATCTTCTAAAACTAATGCCATTAAATTGCTATTCTTTTTTATATATATCCAGCTCCACTTAAACCCATTCGGCACCATCCAACTCGGAGGTGTCTGGTCTGTAGAGTAGATCGTCGACCCAACCTTTTTCCTTAGGGTATCTATCGCCTAAAAACTTCTCTATTGCTTTAACATATTCACCTCTTGTGTGAAAGTAGTATTGGCCTTTAGAATAGACAGTTCGGTTTGTAAGTTCATAGAGCTCTTTAAGCTTGAGTTCAATATGAAAAGACTGGATCTTGTTAAAGAGTTCTTCTTGTTCAGCTCTGGTCTGTGTACAGAAGACAGAGTCTACTATTATTTTATACTTCTCCCAGTTTGGGCCGCTAAAGACATCTTCTTCAAGCTGGCTTACTTTGGAATAGTGTTCTCTTTTTAGATTGATTTTAGTATCATGGCCTTCGAAGTCTTTGATAAAACGGCCGCCAAATAGATTCTGCTTTAAAAAGTAGATCTGGTCATAGAACTTAATAACCTTAATTTGATACTGTGGGTTGATGTCATCGAACTTAACATCGTAGATTATTGCTCTAACTGGAAATAAAACGTTAGGCTTCTGTGTGGTTGAGATTAAGGCGTGAATTTTAGCACCTTTTGCAAATAGCTTGTGGTTAATCATTGTCTATAAACCTAACGTTATTAAATTTACTAAGAACACCCTGCTTCGGAAAGTCGGATCTATTAATAACAGTAAGGTTCATTTGAAAGTCTTCTTCTAATAGATCAGACATAAAATTGTAGAGCCCTTGAACCGATTTTTGGTCAAGAGCTGTAAATAGGTATGCTATTGTAAAACTAGTTTCTTCAGAGTTTATCTTTGACTCTAAAGATCTCTTAATTAATTTACGAATATAGAGTGATATAATAACGTCAGAAGGCTCCTCGTTATACGGGTCGCTCTTCATTAACCTGTTATTTATATCAGAATAAGAAACTGCAAGGTCACAATTACTTGACCTATACAGTTTATCAAATTCTGTTTTGGTTTTACACCAAACACATTCTATAGTAAAATCCATTATTTTAATTGCGCAGAGAGTCTTTTGATCTCAGCTTCAAGCTGCCCGATCCTCTCTTTTGTTTCTTTTACAGACGGGTTATATTTAGCACCCCAGTCTGTTTTTACAGTAAGCATGTTCTTATCTAACTCATTCCCGGTTTCTAGACCCAGGTCTAAGATTATGTCTTGAATAAAATCTACTAGGTTAGATCGATCTTCATCTTTCTCTAAGTCATAGACAACCCTAGACACATGTTCTTCTCCACCGCCGTTAACGTTATCATCGATTACATACTTGATGACACCGTTATCAGCAGGTTCAATGCTGATTGTAATCATATCTTACTTATTATTTCTAGCCAACAAAGAAGCTCTAGCCTCTTTCATTAGTCTTCTAGACTCCTTTTTATCCTGTTGGTAAGTTTCTTTGTCTTTAACTGCTGTCATTGCCCAAGCATTTTCTAGCTGTGCAATCTCAGTCTCATTGTAACCTTGATTAGCCCAAGTCTCTTTCATGTTATTAAGAGCAGCTTCAAGTCTTTCGTGGTTTGCTTTTTCAACAGCGTCCAATCTGGCCTCTTGTATCTTACGACCATTCTCCATATTCTGCTGTCTGATTGCAGCCTTTGTTGGATGAAAAAAGCTTAACTTGCTTAAGTATCTTAGCATTCCGTTCTGCTTCATCATGTAGCGTCTTTGTCTACGGTTTGGCGGCAGTTGTGCTACCTTTCCTTCAGTCTTCTGTGTTGTGTTCTCTTGACTCATTGTTATAGTAATTAGAAATAAATGTTACAATTTGTTCTTTTAATTGTTCTCTTAAGTTATCTATCTGGCTTTCTACAAGCAGTCCAATCTGCTCGTTAAGCTCATCAGCTTCCAGGTCCATTTGATCCTGTAACATCTGATAGACCTCTCTGGCTGGGATGTTAACATCAACCGGCATTGCTGCCCGGTTCTTGCGGCTCATCTTCTTCAACATCTCCATCATCACGTTAACCTCAGGTTGAGGTGCGGATCTGCCGTCTGTGATTCTACGCTCAGTTGCCTGAGGTTTAACCGGCTGTGTTTGATGTATTGTCGTGTTAGCCTGAGTAGGAGCTTTTACATTAGCAACCAGACCTAAGTCTTTAGCGTACGTGATTGCTTCACGCTCGGATCTTGCCGGCATTAAAAACTCTTTGATTAGAGACTTATTAATTTGCGTGCCGTCGGTAAATTTAAACCACGTAGGATCTTTCTGCTCCTCTAAAGGCTGTACTATTTCACCAATACGTTCAGACTTTGTCCATACATACCAGATCTCTTCTTTCTTGTCTTTAGTTTCTGTAGACATACTATGCTTTATCTTTTTGATTAACTTCTTGAACATTATATGCTTTTTCTGCAAATTGTTTAATCATCTCAACTGCTGAGCTCTCACCGATGATCGCGTCAGTCTTCATTAGCCTTCTGTGCCAGTGCATACCGAACTCTTGTTCGCCCATTTCAGCAAGCCTTTTTTCTAGTTCTTCTACGGTTGGCGTAAATAGTTTGTTAAATCCCATAAATATATTATTTTACTATCTTAATACGTTCTTTAAATGAAGGCGGGAAGAAGTCTGGTTTATTTATCAGACTCATAAAACTAGCGTCAATCACGTATGTAATTGCCCAGTCATCTACGCTTCTTACGCT